AGAACGGCAAGGCAGCGCGTGCAGGCAAAGATATAAGCCACAATAAATCCCTTAAAAGCGGTGGCAAGAACACAGACGGTACACGACTAGAATCCCCTAGCTCGAACCGTGCACGCGGTGGTGCATCCAGTAAACCACCGAAGAAAAAGAAGTAACTTAGGAAGGAACGAACACATGGCATTTATTCAGACAGAAGTTGAACCCGAAGCGATCATTGACGCGATGAATGAAGATGGTGACTTTGCCGCTACTCTTTGGTTTGAGATTGCGGAAAAGCTACACATGGGACTCTTGCTAGACAACGCTTGTGACCTGTTTTCCAGCGACGTTGGAAAAGCAAAGTTCATTGCCGACCAATTTGAATTACTCGCTACTGCAATACGCTCGCGCCACGATGAATTAACCGAAGATTAAAGGAATAAACACATGGCGATACCAAAAAATCATCCTGACATTCTAGCACTGACTAACGATGCGCAAGCGTTAATAGCAGGTCATTGGGTGTTCGGTAAAGGGTTTACCCTAACACTGAGTAATCAACATTCCCTGCTATCTACGCGTGCAAAGTCTGCAATGGTTGAACTTGTTTCCTCGGGCCTAATTTCGGATAAAAAAGCGGATGACGGTTATGCCGAAAGCCGTGCATATTCTCTGACTGCTAAGGGCGCGGATATGGAGTTCCGCAAGTCATTCGCGTGGATGGAAAAGAACGGGAAGTTCCCCGTCACCGAAGCAATAAAATAAAGGACAGTCCGATGAAAAAGCCAAAAGAAATGGAATCTAGGTTACGGGATGGAGATACAGACCCCGTATTTTGCTTGGAGGTTTTAAATTACACGCAGGCTATTGAACGCGCATACAAAGCCGCTTGCTCTTGTGCTGACACCTACAAACTTGAATTGCACCACTGTATTTAAAGGACCGCATCATGGACATAATCGAAAATAAAGCGTTACGCGTGCCTACAACCAACCCCGCACAACTGACAACGTGCATACCTAAAAGTAAGGACTTGAAGGACGGCACCGTGTTAGTTCACTGGGGTGTCACCGAGGCGCATACACTGCGCCAGCTAGGCATGGCACCGCCCTCTCCTATACTTGGTGAGTACGAATGGCCGGGAAAGTTCACCCCGTTCGACCACCAGAAAGCTACCTCCGCGTTCCTTGTTATGCACAAGAAAGCGTTCTGTTTTAGCGAGATGGGAACAGGCAAAACCGCAAGTGCAATATGGGCCGCTGATTACCTTATGGATATGGGCATAGTAAATCGCGTGCTGGTTATCTGCCCCCTGTCCATCATGGACTCCGCGTGGCGTGCAGACTTATTCAGTTTCGCTATGCACCGACGTGTTGACATCGCATATGGTGCAGCCCCCAAGCGCAAAAAGATTATCGCCAGCGATGCCGAGTTCGTAATAATTAACTACGACGGTATCGGTATCGTAGAGAAGGAAGTCTCTGAGGGGGGTTTCGATCTCATAATCGTTGACGAAGCGTCTGGGTATAAGAACGCACAAACAAACCGTTGGAAGTGCCTAAACCGTCTGGTGAATAAAGATACTTGGCTATGGATGATGACGGGTACTCCTGCCGCGCAATCACCCGTAGATGCCTTTGGACTGGCTAAACTTGTGAACCGTGAAGGCGTCCCTCGGTCTGGGGGTATATTCCGCGACCTCGTTATGCACCAGATAACTAAGTTTAAATGGGAGCCGAAAGAGACTGCCGTGGATACGGTATTCAAAGCCCTGCAACCTGCTATCCGCTACACCAAGGAAGAATGTTTGGACCTGCCCGATATGGTCTACACCAAGCGGCACATACCCATGACCAAGATGCAAAGCACGTACTACGAAAAGCTACGCAAGAACCTTACGATGGAAGCCGCTGGCTCTGCAGTCACAGCCGTGAACGCAGCTATCCTTATGAATAAGCTACTGCAGATTTCCGCAGGTGCCGTTTACACCGATGACAGCGAGACTATCGAGTTCGATATCAGCAGTAGGTATAACGCGTTGCGGGAAGTTATCGACGAGAGTAGTCACAAGTGTCTAGTATTTGTACCCTTCAAGAGTACGATAGCGATGATAACAGACAGGCTTCGCGACGATGGGATCACGACGGAAGTTATATCTGGCGACGTTTCTGCAGGAGAACGCACTCGGATATTCAAGAGCTTCCAAGAGACCAAAGACCCTAGAGTTATGGTTATCCAACCGCAAGCCGCTGCACACGGGGTCACACTAACTGCCGCTAATACAGTGGTGTGGTGGGCTCCTACTGCCTCACTAGAAACGTTTGCGCAGGCCAACGCACGGGTGCACCGTCCCGGTCAGGTTAATAAATGTACTGTTGTGCAGCTTAGCAGCTCACCTGCAGAGAAGCGTTTATATGCGGCTTTGACTAATCGGGAAGGCACACATAAAAGTATTGTCGATTTATATAAAGATATGATTGACTAAGGTATTTAATGTAACTATAAGCAACTTACAGCAACTGGAGGACACCATGAGTGACAGCAACTCAACACCACTAGAAACACATACCGCTAACTTTATCATGCTACGGGATAAGAAAGCAGCGTTAAGCAGCGCGTTCAAAAAAGCCGAAGCTGATATTGTTGCCGACATGGATGTGATAAAGCGTAAACTTTTGGACTACTGTGATGACACAGGCGTCGAGAGCGTGCGCACTAAATCAGGAATGTTTTATCGTTCCACCAAGACTCGTTATTGGGCCTCTGATTGGGCCGAGATGCACGAGTTTATAAAAGATAATGACGCATTTGATTTCTTTGAGAAACGTTTATCTCAGGGTGCAGTCAAAGCGTTCATCGAAGAAAACCCTGACGTATTACCGCCCGGTCTCAAGATTGATAACGAATACGTCGTAACCGTACGGAGTAAGTGATGCCCGACACGCCTATGAGCACCATCCAAGACCTCGCCACGTACTTCAAGATTTCTGTGCCTACTGCACGGAAGTGGGTGAAGAATGGCACGATACCGAAAGACACCTATCTAAAAGCAGCAGGCGTCTATAGGTTTGACATCTGCAAGGTTGAAAAAGCCATGATAGATGCAAACGCAGCCGCAAACACTAATTTAAACGAGGAAGCAACATAATGGCAAAAACTGATTTTCTGGGCGTAATGATACGCGACGTAGAATTTAACTTCCCGCGTCTTGGCGCAACATGGAAGTTTAACAAGAGTGAGAACCGCAGTGAAGAGTGTTCTCCTAAAGCCAACGGCGCTAACTATTCTATCAACTGGGACATGACCGAAGCTGATGCTAGGGCACTATATAAACAGATGAAGGCGCATTATAACTCATGCAGCCGTCCTATCGAGTTCTCCAAAGTGTTCGGTATGAAGAAAAACGACGATGGATCGTATCGGTTTACGGCAAAGCGCGGTGGCGTTAATGCCGCTGGTGAGTTGAACAAGGCCCCCACGGTAATCACAGGTATGAAAAAGCCCCTAGAAGATGTAGATATCTGGTCGGGTTCCCGTGGTAACATCAAAGTAACTGCGTTTCCGACAGTAGACCCTGATAATATAGGGGGAATATCGTTCCTGATCGACGTAGTGCAAGTTGTGCATGCGGTTTATGGCAGTGCAGGTCTGGATGATTTTGACGAGATACCTGACGGTACGTCTACGGGTGGAGAAAACAAACCAGAGTTTGATGACTTTGCGAGTGAGCCGGACACGGAAGTTGAAGCGAAGCCCGCCGCGAAGCCAAAGCCGAAGCCGAAGCCCGCGCCTGTTGTGGAAGAAGAAGACGACTTTGACGATGAACCTGCACCCAAGGTCGTGCGTAAGAAAAAGCCAGCCGCCGCCGCAGGCGCTGCCATTGACGAGGCGTTAGCCGACTGGGATTAAGAGCCCCGAACCGAGTAGGGCGGAGTATATCTCTGCCCTACAAACACCTCTAGCGGAAGCGGGCCCTTATGAGCACCATTAATTTTTTGCGCCGATCCCTTGGGGATGCAGGCTTCTACTGCCTATTTGCTGCCAATCGCGCTACATCGCGTAAGGTCCAGACATTCTATACCGACATAGAATCAATGGTGGATGTGGCAGAACAATTAGACAGTAAATTCTACGATACCTATTTTGCGTTAGGTACGTTTACTGGGGAAGAGAACGAGAAAGGCAACAAGATGCGCACTGTAGAGTGTGTTTCTCAGATGCGATCCCTGTTCCTAGACTTAGACGTAGGTGACAACGACCCTAAAAAGTTTGCAAGTAAATCAGACGCTATCAGCGCATTACGCAACTTTTGTCGCCGCCTCGGTATGCCACGACCTACTATGGTGGATAGCGGCGGAGGTGTGCACGTATACTGGAACTTAGATAAGCCTGTATCCATCGACGAATGGCTTCCAGTCGCGACTAAACTAAAGCAACTATGTAAGCAACACGGGTTTCTTGCGGACCCTACCGTAACTGCCGACGCGGCACGTATACTTAGGATACCGCTTACACATAACTACAAGACGGAGCCACCTAATCAGGTAACAATGCTTGGCGTGGACAGCCCTGATGGCACTAGCTTAGAGGCGATGGCGGAAATACTGGGCGCTAATATAGCCCCTACGTCTTCGTTTACCGTTGACCGCGAAGAAATGTCGGAAGCCATGGGTGCGTCTGCCGTGAGTGGTATACTCATGCAGAACATTACCAGCCGTTTTAGCACCATTGCGAAAAAGTCTCTGACCGATAACGGTGGGTGTGCGCAGATAAAGCACGCTATCCTGCACCCTACAGAGATAGACGAGCCACAGTGGCGTGCGGCCCTCTCCATCGCGGCGCATTGCGTTGACGAGGGGTCTGCGATCCACAAGATATCACGCGGGCATCCTGACTACGACTTCGACGATACTGCAGAAAAGGCTAATCGCATTAAGGGCCCGTACCTGTGCGAACGTTTCGATGATTTTAACCCTGACGTGTGCCCGTCGTGCCCCCTGTGGAAAAAGATAAAGTCACCTATAAGTATCGGCAAGGAGATAAAAGCTACTGAGTTTGACGCGCCAACAGAGGAAGGCGGATTGGAGGAGATTGTTATATCGGCTCCAGCACCGAACCACCCTACGGCACCGTTACAAAACTATGTGATACCTAAGCCTCCTGCCCCCTACGTACGCGGCGCGGCTGGTGGCATCTATAAAATAGTTATCAACGATGATGGCGATAAAGAAGAAGAATTTGTATACCACCACGATCTCTACGCCACCCGTAGAATATACGATATTGACGATGGCGACTCGGTTGTGGTTAGATTGCACCTCCCAAGGGACGGAGTACGAGAGTTTACGTTGCCCCAATGGCAGGTAGCCTCGGGGCAAGACCTACGTAAGAAACTAGCCGCGCAGGGAATAACTGCAAAACATATAAATGCTTGGAACAAAATAGGAGACTATCTAGTGGATTGGATTAACGAACTTCAAAGTAAAGCCGCTGCGGATAAAGCGCATAGGCAATTTGGCTGGACAGAAGACATGAAGTCTTTCTTGTTGGGCGATAGAGAATACATGTCTGGCGGCGTTGGGTATAATCCACCTACACCTGCCACAGCTACACTTATGCCAGCGTTCAGCATGAAAGGCACCGTTGCCGATTGGTGCACGTCTATGGATATATACAACCAAGAGGGTATGGAATTATATCAGCTTGTCATGGCGATGGGTTTCGGGTCTCCGATCATGGCTATGTCTGCGGTTAATGGGTTTGTTCTGCACCTAGATGGGGCCACCGGATACGGTAAAACAACGGTTCAGCTTGCCGCTATGTCCATATGGGGCAACCCCGAAGAACTAAAGATGGATGACCAAGACACCGCGAACTCCAAGCTAAATAGACTAGAGGTGTGCAAGAACGTATTTGGTATGTTCGACGAGATGACCAACACCGAGCCAAGGGCTCTTAGTATGTTAGCGTACGCCGTATCGGGTGGACGCCAAAAGAACCGTATGAGTAGCGGGTCTAACCAAGAGCGTACTCGCGGCGCACCTTGGGCGTGTCTCGTAGTAAGCTCGGGTAACATGAGTTGGCATGCACGTATCGAATCTATTAAGTCTGATGCCGCAGCAGAAAAAGAACGTGTGTTCGAGGTACGCCTACGTGACTACGTTAAGGCCGGGTCAAAGTCTGACACTGATACGTTCGCCAAGAACATAAAAGAAAAGCACTACGGCGTCGCGGGTGACGTGTATATGAGATACCTAACGGCTAACATGGATCAGGTATCGGCATTGTATGATCAAGTCCAAGCTAAACTTGACGCGGCGGCAGGACTACAAGCACCAAACAGATTTAGGTCTGCAGGGTTTGCGGCCTCTCTTACAGGTATTATCATCGCCAAGCAGCTTGGCCTTGTGAACTATGATCCTGCTAACCTATTCAAGTATGTTGTACGGTTACTGACTGACGCTGCCGAAGACACTGCAAACACCGCTAAGTCGTGGGATGATGTGATAAACGAATACATCGCAGAGAAGTGGAATAACATACTACGCATTAAGAGTACGCAAGACTTACGGGGTAACGCTGATCCTAACGTAGACGAACTTGTAATCCCTGACTCTGTTCCGCACGGTAGTTTTGTGGCGCGGTATGAAACAGATGTAGGGCGATTGTTCTTGTTGCCTAAACCATTGAAAGCGTGGTGTGCACGAGGGCAGCTTAACTATGGTGCGCTGGTAGAGGGTCTAGGTAAGAACTACGAGGTAAAGAGTGTTACTATGCGTATCGGTAAGGGCACCAAAATAAAGCTGCCTCCTACCAAGATGTTACTCGTCAACATGAACTTGGACAAAGCTGAAATCGTTGACGATGTTGACGAATTTGACAATGAAGAGGGCGATGTTTAACGAAGCCATACGTGTCGACGACCTGTATCCTGACGGTATACGTATATCTATATCGTGGGATACATGGGAGGTCGGTATGTCTACCTTTGTACCCTGTATAGCCACCAAGAGAGCTATAAAGCAGGCGCAAGAGATAGCGTTCCGAAAAGACATAGTTATGATGCACGATGTCGTTATAGAGGATTGCGTTTTCGGGGTTCGCTTTTGGCGGATTAGCTGATACTAAAACTATATCGCTTATGTCCATGAGTGTTCGTTCCACGACGATCAGACCCCCGCAGTTTACGCTGCGGGGGTTTTACTATGTCGGGGCGTCTCCACGGCCTTCAAAGTAAGCAATCCACTGCACCATACGCTTCTCGGTGGCTGGGTTATACTGTACTCCGTTATACGTACGTAACGTGGTCTTCTTAAAGTTAGCGGCAGAACTCTTTATGGTAGATCGCTTTATAGGGTTGTCGGGGTTCTTTTCATTAAACTCGTTAATAGTTTCCATGGCACGCTTCGCTGCGATTATATTGCCCTCACGGTTTGCTAAGTTTAGCCGCTTAAGAGCTTGCGTACGCTGTTCGGCTATGGCGATATCCATACTCTTTAACGCGGAGCTTAATTGTGTCTGGCGGATATATCCTGCGGGTGAGAACCCTAGCAACTGACCCAGAACCTGCCCCATACCTATCTCTGCAATCATGTCTCCGCGCATAGACTCTGCGCCTCCTGCGGACGAGAACCGGAAAGATTTCATTACGTTACGCATAGACGCAGGAGCTAATGCTTCTAGTGCACGTCCTGTTTGTCCCTTCTCGAATAAGTCTGGCACCCGTGTTAGGATCGCGTTGGTGAGGCCGACAACTGGACCACCTGCACCTTCGATGAAGTTCCACACAGGCGGATTGTCTTCGGAACGGAACGGGTCACGGTAGAACATGTTTGCCAGACCAATACGACTGGACGCCTCTACGCCGAACAAGTAGTTCGCGAGGCCGCGAGACGCACCTTCACCGATAGCTATACGGAACAACGTATCAGAGTCTAATTCGTCTTCGTCTTTAAACACATAGTCGAGTACACCTGTAAGCGCCCCGTATAGCGGAAGCCCTGCTACACCTGCCCACAGACCCACGTTGCCAACAATGGCGGCCAACTGGAGCCGCGCTACTTTGCGACCCTGCATGCCCTCTATGTATCCTTCGCTTTCGATGGACCCAAACTCTGCAAGGAGCTTCTTGTGACCGGGGAACGACTCGTTAGCCAGTGTGCCAAGTAAGTTGTATATAGCAAGGGGGTATCGCTTAAACATATACATCATAGGCATTATGCCGTTTTGCGCAAGGTTAGGTGCCGCAGCCGCCGCAATAGTACCGTTTGTAACTTCTGTTTCGTACGCAGCATTTAGCGCGGCCGCTTCTAACTGTTCCTTAGTGAATACGTGCGCGTCGTTACCCTTCGAAATCTTATCCAGCTCTAGGTCATACGTTGCGATGGCCGTACTCTCTCGCACCAGTTTCTCTGTTTGGTGCATCAGGTACGCACCCTTCATTACGAACGACTGCGCAAGTCCTCCGGTCTTCATACCCTGCACGTCCAAGTTATCGTAATGCAGTGAGTCAGCGAACAGCCCTCGGTCCCTCATAACGGATGTTAACGGACCGTATCTAGCCGTCTTGTTAGAACCTGAGTTGTACCCTGCAGTATAGTCGTACGCGTCGAAGTTGTAGTTCTCCAAGGACGCATCCGCCTTACTTACACCTCGTTCGTATTGCTCTATGTTACCAAATTCATCGACACGGGACACCATACGAGTGCGTCCTGAATTAGCGATTACTTTGGTGGCGCGAGATAGGGCACGTGCAGTGCTATTGGCGCCGTACTTACCTGCTAGATAAGGCGCGATTATCGTAGGTATGCCCATAACGTTCATAACCGCAGACGACACGTTAAAGCCTAAAGTCATCATGTATGTAAACGTGTTAAGAGATTGCACCAACTTGCTACGCTTAACGTTTATATTACCGAGTCCCTTTTTTAGCACGTTTAGGGATATCCGCATATTGGCGTTGTCTTTGTCGGAGTAATTAGGAGACTTTTTATGCGCCACCTCGTTAAGCCTACGTATTAAGTCAGACGCCTTGGCACCAAACTCTAAGTCTGCCAACTGACGGGACATCATAGTGCTCTTACGCATCATTAAGTTAACCGCATCATGGCGTTCTAGTTTCTTATTTAGCGGCGTGCGGCCACCCTCAAAACCAGATGTACCTTTACGCGCCTTGTAGCTCTGCAGGAACGACCGCTCTGGCATCATCTCTAACGCTATGTTCACCAAGTCTTCTTTTAACTTAGTGGCGTCAGCAGTGGCCTCCGTGGTGTATGCACTTTGCGCGTTCTCTGCGAGGACATCCGCGTCAGCCTCGATTATGCCCGCCGCAAGAGCTTCCTGCTTCGCGTCGGCACCTGCCTTTTCCGCCCGCTCTTTCACGGACTGATCTATTTTTAAGACGGTCTTGGCTACGAACGCCGTTGGGGCGCCGCGCTCTTGGAAGTCTTTATAGTTAGAAAACGTCGCAATACTCGCGATTCCAGTAGTAGGGTCCGCAGTTTGCAGTTCTGTTAATTCTTTTACAGTACGCGCACGTTGTTCGGGTGTTTCAAACGTTTCGGAGAACACCTCCAGCTCTTTCGATGTAGGGTCGGTGGCGGTGTACGACAGCCAGAAGTCACCAATACGTTGCAGTGGTAGGTAGGCTTCCAGCATATTCATGGTAAACATCTTATCGAATATGTCTCGGTAGATAGCACGCTGCAACGACTCGTTTCCGGGCAGCATTGCGCCAATACGTGCCTTAAACACACGCGCCGCCTCAGAGTGCATGTTCTTATACATCCCCAGCATACGACCGTACGATCTGCCTGCTTCCCCGTTACTGTTGGCGTTAAGCTGGTCTAAGAGACCGCGAAGTTCTAGGTACGTAGCAAACGTGTCAGAGTTGTCGGGCGTGTTTTGTATGGCAGCGCGACCACGTGAGTTCGGTATTGGGTCCGCGTTTAGCTGGCGAAGTCTGGCATTTCTGCGCTTTGATGCAGTAAGCGGATCACCTGTAAACACCTCAACCACAGGTTCTTTCGGCCTGCCGTCAGGGTGCATGGTCCAATAGCGAAGTGTGTGGTTTTCGTAGTGAGACCGTGGTTTCCTTGGGTCGATACTTCTTTGACTGGCTTGGAACGCCATATCATTAAACGTACCCACGTCCGCAGGGAAGTCTTTTAGATACTTCGCTACTTGGTCAATAGTTTCACGGTTTGTGTCGTTCATACGCTTAATAGCTGCGTTGTGCTGCGTTACAATGTTGTACACTTGCGTGGCCAAGTCACCGAAAAACGGCTTGGCATAGTCTACCATATTGCGCATCGGTATCGCGGCGTTGGCCACGAACTCTTTTACGGCACTTGATGTGTTAAGGAACGAGAACGAGTCAAACGCGTCTTTTACGTTGGCCTCGGTTGCGTCTACCACGCGTGCTGAAAGCCCGTTTAGTGCACCCATGGCACCGATTGGGTTAGTCGCTGCACCGTACAGGGGGCTCGTGTTAACAAGTGCGCCGGGCGTAGTCAGTAGTGCGTTAGTTAACTCACTTAGTTCGTCGGCTATCGACCTGTCATCAGGAGTTACAGCTTCGGTCTTGCGCCTTAATATTTTAGCCACGAAGTCACGAAACAGTTTAACGAACCTATCCCGCAGAGTCATAACAGACTTATCGGTGGTGCCGTCTACGTTAACTACTGTCTCCACGTACGGTACACGATCTAGCGCGTTTAAGAAGTTATCGTTTGTCAGTCCGTTGGTTACGAACTCATACACGTTGGACATACCATAGTTATAGTCACTGCGCAGCAGGCTATCAGCTTCGCCTACACTGTTCGCGGGATATTGCGCGTTCATGCGGTCCATAAGAACTTTGATCTTACGGGTAAACGGACTGTTGGAGTTGTTTAATTCCTGTACCGTGGCCGCGTGCAGTGCTTCATGTAGTATGTTCTTGACATTTAATCCTATACCGTTGTCTGCGAGGGCTATGGAGTGCGTATCAGGGTCGTACGTAGCGTCTACTTCAACAAACCTACCGTCGTTAAGTTTTGCTATAAGGGGGTTACGAGACCCGTCAGGATTTACTATTCGGCCCGTACGGTTGTATACACCTACAGTAACTCCGTCCATGTATGGGATAAGGTTTCTAGCTAATACCTTAAGTGTACGGGATGGGGACGTAAACTGTATGGCCTCTAGGGCGGCTACCATGTCACCCGCACGCAATGCGCTTACTAATGAAGGGCCTGCGTCGCTAGATAGAGCGAACATCTGCTTGCTTGATGGGCTAATACCCAACACGGTTCGCATAGCTTTCGCTTTTTTATCTAGCAATTTCATGCGATCGTCGAACGTCAGGTTGTCTATCTCTTCACCAGCAAGCAACGTACGTAAGGCTTCCCGTTCGGCTTCTAGCGCCGTCCGGTCCGCTACGTTGCTTACGCTCTGACGGTAGGTGTCATTAGCGGTAATCGCGGCCTCAGTAGACATCTCTTCGGCTACACCGAGAACGTACTCAGTTGACGCATTGTTCATATTATCGGCTACCCACTGGGCAGCACGCATACCTGCGATCCGACCTGTACCTTGGAAATACTCAGGCACCGCGTCTTGATCACCGCCACTACGAATTGTGTCCGACTCGTTGGCGTCTATTGAGTATCCTATTTGCACAAGGGTTTTCATTGGGTCAGAGTTCTTAGAGAAGAAGTTCTTCGCGCTTTTGGCAGCTTCTTTATTCTTCTTGGTAGCGGCGGTGTCCCCCTTAGCGTTTTTTAGCTGGTTATTAGGCGTAGCCAATAGCGACTTTACCGCCTTGTAATCACTAGCAGTCAGTACGTCTGTGGTGTCGCCATAGTCACCTGCATACAGGCGCTCTTCACTCTTTAGCTGCGGGGACGCGTTTGCCGCAAACGTATCCGCTGCGTCTTGTCGAGCCGCCTTATAGTTTTCAGATGCTTGCGTTGGTGCACTAGACAAAGCCGCATCGTCTAGTGCTTTCTTTTTTCTCGCCTTCGTGGCGTTAGGAAGGTCAGTAAACTTAATCTTGTTGACGCGTAGCCTGTCGGCGGACTGCAACGCACTCAAAGTTATACCTTGCTCTTTCGCTGCCGCACCAGCGTCTTTTGCGGATGCTAGACGCGCCCTAAGTTTGTTTTGCTCGGCAACAAGTGCACGCTCTTGGGGGCCTAGACCAGACATGGACGGCGGAATAGTTTGACCCGCAGCTCCGCTCTCTGCACCGGGCGCAGCGTTCCGGTTTAAGACGCTTGGGTTTGGTGCAGCAGTGGGCCCATCTACTGTATCGGCTGTCGGCTTTGCTGTTCGTGTAACTCCTCCAGTATCCAAGACACCACTTCCCACTCCTCCGGTGTTAAGTGACTCAGCTGGGGCGGCACCTTCTTTGGTACTGACGTTTTCTGATTCTTTGGTATCAAGCTCACTAGAAGTAGCGCCTTCTCCAGTTGCTTGTTCGTTAGGTCTAGTTGCATTATTTGCTGCCTCTTCGTTTGCTGCCTCGGTTACTTCTACAGGAGCTACTTCCTCCGCTACTTCTACAGGAGCTACTTCCTCCGCTACTTCTACGTCGTCCACGGGAGCTTCGTCTACGGCATCTACGTCGGTTACTTCTACGGCGTCTACGTCAGCTGTGTTTACGTCAGCTGCGTCTACGGCATCTGTAGCTGTCTTGTCTGTGATATACTTTTTAGTCGCTGCAACGGCTTTAGGGTTCTTTTTATTTGCAAAGGGGGTTTCACTCCACGCTGCGAGGGTACTAAGAACAGTTGGATCGTCCAAGTCTAACTTTTTTATCTTTTTTGATACCGTTAATTGAGACGGTATTCCAAGCGACGTTAGTAAATCTTCGCTGCCTTTTGTGTTTAATGCGGTCGACAAACCCGACTCTTGCGGCCCAATAAATTCGCCCTCTACAGCTGCCATGTCTTCATCTGTAATAGTAGCTAGGTCTGGGTTTTCGACGGTTACGGAGTCTACTTCCTCTACTGCGGGTGGTGCAGTTGCTGGCGCGTCTCCCGTACGTTTAAATGGTCCGGTAACTCCACCGACTGTACCGCCGATTAGACCGGCGCCAATAGCTACTTCCTTGTACTGCGCTATAGCGTTGTCGTCATCTAAAGGCAAACCAGCCTGCAGTCTCTCTAGAACTTGCTGTCCAATCTCCGTAGGTATCTCAGTCGCCGCACCTTGGACGAAGCCCTTGGATGCACGAGAGAATATGCCGCCGCTAGAACTAGCCAACCTACCGACAAGTAATTTATCACCGATTACGTTAAGCGCGGCCTGTCCACCCGCAGATAAGAACGCGTCCCATAAATCTACTTCCTCTTTTCGTCCCGACGCAACTTCGGATCGCTGTAACTCTACGTTGCGCCCAAAGAACAACGGAAGCGCAGTCGCTGCACCTGCAGCTAAACCACCTACCGGTCCGCCTGCGGCAGTACCCACGAGCATAGAGCCTATAGTCGCGGTCATCTCTGGAGCCGTCTGCCCGCCTACTTCTCCTAATGCAGTAAAGAACTCGCCAACACCTTCGGCGTCAGAAAACGAAGTGTTCTGCGGTAAGTTTACATTCTCACGTATTTGCTCTGCACGGGCTTGTCCTTGCATTCTGGCACCAAGGCCCGCTAACCCGTCAAACCCTGTTACCTGACCCGCAGTCTCTGCCGCGACCCCTAGAGCCGAGTATCCGCTAGTCTTGCCTTTATCTATACCACGATCAAATGCAGTGCCGTCGTCATACCCGAGAGGCCGACCAAATTGCTCTTCATATTGCGTTGCAAAATCAGCGTCACGCTGTTGTATAGCAGCGGTTGCGCGTGCCTGTTCTTCGGCAGTTGGTTGATCTCCAGCGATAGTAATGTTGTACGTACGTCCGGTTTTGTCACTTCTTATAGGTATTGTGGCCATAATAAGCCTCCCGTTACTTACTGAACGTTAATATTTAAGTCGCTCTCTACAGACGCTATACCCCGAGGTGTGAACCGCATATCTGCCATAGCTATAATCTGGTTTAGCCGCTTGACCTCATTTGTCAAATCAGTGCGCTCGTCTGGTATAGGATCGGTGGCCTCAGAGCCGAAGAAAAATGAACTGAAAGCACCGGGCTCGTCAAGTCCGGGAAGGGACGATAGCCTTTCTTGCGCCGCGTCTCTCTGGTCTACATACGCCTTGTATTGCGAAGCGGCCATAGGTTTAGCACTAGCTCCTGATCGTTTCATAGACGCTAACTGGAACGCATCTTTACGGTTCTGTTCGTAACGTCGTTTGTCCTCAGTCATAGCTGCATCGTTACGTTCTTCGGCTTTGCGCATTTCTTCTGACGCGTTGTACGAAGCTAGACCTGCGCTTACTGCGTCGCCTGTACCTGCAAAGCCCGGTTTAGTAGACCCCAACATTCCAGCGCCAATCTCGGCAAGCATTAGCCATTTGGCTTTGGATGCACCTGCCTCTTTTTCGGCCATGGCTTCTGCCAACACCGCTTCCGATGCTACACTTGGTCCGCTTGGCGTTGACGCTATTCCGCCTTGGCCTTGACCTGCAGTGCGCCTGTTGGGTGCCGCACGTACGGTGTCGGTAACTGTAGGTGGTAGCAGGTCGGCAGGTAGAGTTCCGTCTTGTAGGGGCTGCACTACAGGAGCACCGTTAACATCGGAGTCGGGGTTATCCGTCTCTGCACTCAGTACAGGGATAGGGGCTTCTCGTTTTGGTATAAACGGCTCGCGGCTCTCAGGAATACCATCTAAGATGTCAGCGCCTAGATTCATACCAGTATCGCCAAACGCCCCAAGTCCCGTCGCAACGAGGTTACGCGCCCCGTCGCCTAAATAATTTACACCGTCCGCTACCTTATTTACCGCGTTGTCTAGCGCGATACCGCGGGTTGTTCTTGTGTCTATACTATCTATGCTGTTCTGTATCATGGTTTTCATGCCCGGAGTTATTTCTGGGTCATTTAGCCTCGAAACGAGAATGGCTCTCTGTTCAGCGAAAGTAGTCTCCTCGACTTCTAAACCCGAAAAATAATCTTTTACTAGTGCCGAATCGTTTTTAATGTCATCCACACGGGCTTGTCCAAAATCTGTTATTATCCCCGCATCGTTTTTAAGGCCATCACCTATGCCGATGCCAAAATCTTTTATTATCCCCACATCGTTTTTAAGTCCGGCAACTATGCCTTGGCCAATATCTTTTGCTCGCGACGCGTCATCCCTAAGATCATTCTTACGTGCGTCTACAAAGTTAGAACCGGCAGCAACTATGCCTTGGCCAAAATCTTTTACGATCTGCGCATCGTTTTTAAGGCCATCACCTATGCGAGACGGGATGGATGCAAGGCCCGCCGCTATCTGGTCGCGGCGTTCTACTAATCCGCCGAAGCCCGGAGATTGCGGGGGGTTGTCTATGTTACGTTGCGCTTCCTCTTGCGCGTCCATTACGGTCCTACGGGAGTACGCACCGTTCTGGGTAATATTGCTATCGTCAGGACGCATAACAGGGAGGGGGGAAGTACCTACGCCGCGTTCTGGGTAGCGATTTATTAATTCGGCGCCAGACATAGGAGGACCGACTACTTGGTTTTCGTCGTATGACGGATTTACACCGTCAAAACTTGGATTTAGCGTTTGCCCCTCTACGTATGACGGGTTCACACCAGAGCCTAATTCTGGGCCACTTGGCATGACAGGGTTTAATTTAGCACGAACTACGCTTGCGACTGCAGGTGATACTACTTCACCGGTACGAGCGTTTAGCACCTCGTTATCAGGCATTAAGTTGTAGAACGTACCGTCAACCATAGTTCCGCGGGGGTAAGCGTCAACTGCAGGTTTCTTAGTAGAGGACACAACATTGTCTAGACCCGCCATAATAGCGTCTAGTCCGCCGCCCGATGCGGGAGCCACAGGCTGCGTAGGAGCACCGCGCATAGCGTCTAGCCCACCTAGTCCGTTTGTACGCGTAGGCATACGCACGTCAATGTCTGCTATTGAGGGTTGACCCATAGGCTGCACGTTTTGAAGTGATTGCGGAGAAACGGACCCCGTAAGGTTATTAAGCTCATCTTCGCCGTACACCCTACTGAATTTCTTTAAAAGTCTATCCGTATCGGCAGGGTCGCTTTCGGGGTTGCGCATATGTCGGATCATAAAGTCTCGATCCATAGCTAAACGCTCCGCAGGAGACATTTCACTAAATTCCTTTTTTACCTCGCCTCCTTCCGCCATATACGTAGGCTTGCCGACCATGCCGCCATTCTTCATGTACGCATCAGCGCCGACCTCGCCACCGTTCTTCATACCTACGGGCGCTTGCTGGCGACCAGTGTTGTCGGGCACCGTGCGGGGATCAAACGCGCCGTTGTTTGACGAGTCTTTTGCACGTGGATTAAACGCTTGCGTCATAGACCCAAGACCGCCAACGCCTGCACCTTGAACAACGTCTTGCGCTACAGTCGTAGTGTCCTGTTCGCTAGAGGCACGTTGCGCTTCTTTTTCTTGCTCGCCTATTTCCGCCAAACGTGCGTGAACCATAAATGCAGGAGCGGACCCCGTAGGGTTCTGTGCTTCCGTTACCAACTGTTGCTTAGACATATTTTTAAGCATGTCTTGCGCTTTAAAGATGTTAATGCTCATTACTGGAATGCCTTATATAGACCGACTGCGCCTAGACCCGCACCGCCAATTTGTTGAAGCGGGCTTGGGCCGGGTTGAGTTCCTACGGTACTAGAACTACCCGTAGGTGATACAGGTTGACCGTTAAGAACATTGGTCATTCCCCCTACTTGGTTACGCGTAAAGTTCTGCTCTTCCATAAAGTTATTATAGTTTAGATCGTTCTCTGCTTGCTGCTCGGCAGTAATCGCGCCGCCAACGCCCTCAAGCAACTGCGCGTTCTGTATCTGTCCCTGACGCTGCAGCTGGCCAACGTCGGTAAGACCACCAGCAAATTGTGCGCCTGTCTGCAATGCAGCGAGACCTTGGCCTGCACCGAACTGACTTTCTCCTGCGTTGCCTGATTGTGCACGGCCCATCTCACCAGCTTGTGCTTGTTGTGTACCGAACTGCGCACCACGATCCGCGTTAAACTGACTTTGCGCGTTATTAAACGCGTTTTGAGAACCTTCCGCTTGTATGCGACCTAGCTGCGTCATCAAGTCTTGCTCGGCCATACCTTGCACGACGCCCTGTCGCGAGCCTCCAAATGCACCTGCAGCTACTGCACTGGCATCTCTGCCACCCTGCAGGCGCTGAAAGTCTTGGAATGCTTGCGCTTTGTTAACGTCGGTTACGTTCTGTTGATACGGGCTCATATAGCTCTGGGCTTCGGCACCGTTAAACTGACGTGCAGGATCGAACCCATACTCCGAAAACCCCGATGGATCGTACTGGCCTAGCTGTCCAGTGGTCTCTAACCCCGAAGTTAAAAACTGTTGGGCCTCTTCCATACCGCCAATAGGGTTTCCTGCTATATCTCTCGCCATGTCTCGTGCACCCATGGTATCAGTGCCGGGTCCAGCAATTCTATCGCCTCCGTACCCCTGATACTCAGTACCGTACGCAGCTTCTGCTTGCGCAATGTTTCTCTCGAAGTACGGCGCGGCCCACTCAGGAAGTTTGTTTTCCGTTTGTGATGTGGTCTCGTAGGTACTATTTTTCATCGTCTATCTCCAACTTGTATGCTACATGCTGGTGTGTCCACCCATGCGGCGCTAACCACTTTTCCCAACCTTTGCGACCGCTACCCTCAATTTCCGTACAAGAGTTGTCTCGCGCATAATCTTTTAGCGTGTCTAGTCCTGTTTCCAAGACATTGCGTAAGTCGCCGCCGCCGACCCAATCCACTATTAGTGCGCGTTTCTCGGGGTATTGCACGATCCTAGTAGTTAACATGAGCTGTATAACATCATCCGACACAATAATCCAGACAGTGTGGAAACCGCTTTTCGCATCTTTATATACGCTTGACGCCGTAAACGCTCCCGCTGATGTAGCAACCGCGGCCGTAACGAACGGAAGTATATCTCGCCACACTGCGTCTAAGTACGCGGGAGGCACTGGAGTCATTCTAGCTACGTCGGTCATGCGGCGCTTGGGTCC